TATTAAAACTATTGCTGAAGGACGTACTCCAAAAGAACTTAAACAAGTTCCGTTGCCTTATGCTCGTGATGGGTTAGGCCGTAGTTTGAGTAAACAAACTATCGATTACCATTATGGTAAATTGTATAAGGCCTATGTTGACCGTTTTAACACAGGAGAAGGTGATCCCGACTTTAATGAAGCAGGTGCGTTCTTACATAGCATTTACTTTTCACAATTTAGACCGCCAAAAAACAGCAACAAACCAGACGGTTCTGTTCTAAATTTAATCGAATCCAAGCACAAAAGTTGGGAAAAGTTCCAAGAAGAATTTGAAAAAGTTGCCATGGGTATACAGGGTAGCGGCTGGGTCTATCTAGCAAAAGATGGACAAATCAAAACAATTACCAATCATCAAATCAAGAATGATATTGTATTCTTAATTGACTGGTGGGAACACTCTTGGGCATTGGATTATCAGGCAGATAAGAAAGGATATCTGAATAATCAGTGGAAAATTGTTAATTGGGACTTTGTTAACACTCGTTTATAATTTACTAATATCTGCGGTAATACTTACCGGCTTATCCCATATGGTCCTGCGTTCTGCTCCTTTGCGCTGAGCAAACTTCTTAGGATCGCAATTAGTACAGCAATGAAAATAGTGATTGTTTATCCTACTAGGATTCATGCTTCCTCTTTCTCGTTCAAATAAAGAGTTACAATTATCACACCTAAACATAACCATAGTATATTCGCGCCAATAGGTGTGTTCAATTCCTAGTTTGCTTTTTCTAATGAATGATCTTTTTCTTTGTTCTAACTTGATAAACATAAGGTATTTACATTAAGATTATAAAATTTATCGATAAATATTTGGAACAAACTCATTGAGAGAGATCCAGATGGCAAAACAAATCATTAATATCGGTAATCAAAGCAACGACGGAACTGGTGACAGTATTCGCGATGCGTTTAATAAAGTAAACGCTAACTTCAGCGATCTATACAACGTTGCGGGTCTTGGACAAGGCCTAAGTTTTTTAAGTTTACGTGAAACTACTAATAGTAATTTTGGCGCAGGATTTACTGCTACAAATATTTTAGGTATTAGTACATCTGGTTACAAAATTGTACAACAGGCTCTAGTTGCTGGTACAGGCATGAACATTACTATTGTTGATGGTCAAATTAAGATTACAAACACATCTAGTAGATTAGTTAATGACGCCGCTCCAGCATTAGGCGGATATTTAGACGGTCAAGGAACTTATCGTGGATTTAGATTCTCTGACCCAGAACACGATCAAGATACTGTTACACGCAAATGGGTATACGATAACTTCTTAAATCGTGAAGGGCAGACCATTTATGATTACCCAGCTCCTCCTGCTTATCCAGGATCTCCTGTTATTAGTACAGGTACAAATGGTAGTGTATTGTTAAACAACATTTACTCTGGTACACCTAACAACCCAAATACTGCTACAAATTACCTACATTTAGTTAATAAAGAGTATGCCGATAGAAAAATTAGTCTAGCTGGTGCTTATTCTGTAGATCCTGCTACGGGAGCAGTAAACGCAGAAATGGGAACAATGACTGGTCCGTTGGCATTATTCCGTGATCCTATTACAGAAGATGATGTTACATACCAAGGACTTATTGCCGCTACAAAACACTACGTAGATAACGCAAGTGCTGTTAGTGGAACAAATTTCTATGTTACTAAGAATGGACGAGATAATCGATCAGACCTACCTTCATATAAAAAGGGGCGTTCATTAGCATACGCATTCCAAACAATTAATCAGGCCGCACAAGCCGCCGTTGCCCAATTAAATGTTTCAGAAGTTGTTTTAGGACCATATCAGAAAACTATCACAACTAACGGTGAATTACAACCTGTAACAATTACATCTCTCGGACCTAGCGCATGGACATCAACTGCTACTCGTGTTACTGTAGGATTTGAAGGATCGGGCGGTACTGATCCATTCTCATCTGGCGCATTGTTCCCAGGTAACTACTTACAAGGTGCTACTAGCGGTGCGATCGGTTTAATTGAAAAAATTGGTACAACTAGTACTCCTAGCTCGTTAGAGCATTATGATGTTGTATTGTATGACTACGGTAAAACTATTACTACTGATCTAGTTAATACAACTGGAGCTACTACAGGTACTGTCGTACTTACATTTGTTACTCCAAACTTAATTAACATTCCTGTCTATTGGATTGGTTATATTTTCAACGTCGATAGTTCAATTGGCGGTGGTGAAGGTATTATTACAGAAATTGGTTACTATACTGATCCTGCTACATTAAACGTATACGATCAAATTACAGTTGATTTCTATACTCCTGTTGCTAACATAAACAACATCCCTGGAACATTGTGGCATGTTTATAGTAATTACTTTGAAGTAGGCGAGGAATTAAAATTTGGTCAATATCAACCATTAGATCAAATTACAATTTTAGTAGAGTCCGGCGAATACCACGAAAACTATCCTATCAAAGTAGCACAAAACGTATCTATTAAGGGTGACGAATTTAGACGTAGTATTGTTAAGCCTGGTACATTCGTAGATGGTAGTTTAAATACAATTTCTGTTAGCCCATGGGCAACAACATATTTCCGTCGAGACACTCAAGTTGACGGTATTCTTATATCAGATCTAAACACCGCAACCGACTACACCAGTACATCAAGTTATGTATTGTTTGAAACACCTAGCAGTATTACTCCTGCGGTTGATACTGGTGTTATTACAATAGCTGTTACAGCAACATTAAACGGTAGTCCTACAACTGCCCCTGCGATCGACCCTGCTTGGATCGGAAAGATTTTCAAAGGCAACGGAGGCGTCGGTGTTATTAAATCAGTATTAGGAACTTCATTCTCTGTTATTCCTGCACAAAACGACAGCTATCAAAATCAGTTCCTAACAACATCAACTTATCAATCAGGACAATGGCGTGTATATGATCCTGTTAATTATGGTTACCATTACTTACGTAATCCATTATTACCAATCAATCAAATTATTGAGAACCAACCAGGTAACTTCTTAGATACCGTTACATTGTTACAGTTAAACAAACCTTACATCCAAGCTGAGATTGTAAGCTACTTAACTTCTACATTCTCAACATTTGTTTTCAACACAGCAACATGTAAACGTGATACAGGTATTATTGTTGACGCAATCGTACAAGACTTATTGTTTAGTACATCAAGCCAGTCTACTTATGCTGGTTTACAATATTGGGCACAGTCAGGTTATACTGGACTAGTCGGGAATGAGATAACAACCTTAACTAATACAATTAGTTACATCGAAGGATTAGCGCAAAGCATTATTCAAAATAACTTGAGTGGTGCTCGTTATCAATCAGCGGTAACTCAATTAACAAACCGTCCTGCGGCTACTAGCGCAGAGGTCAATACATTAGGAAACGAGTTTGGCTGGATTAAAGAAATCTTAAACAACGGTACATTAAATGGCGGTGCTGTTACATCTAACATTGTACCTAACGGACTTACAACTTCTAGTAATGCTAACGTATGGAACGCATACAATTCTTTAGTAGACAACATTGCCTACATTGAAGCAGAAGCAGTGGCCTTTGTTCAAACAACTGCTCCTGGATTTGCGTTCACTACAGCAACATGTAAACGTGACGTAGGTTATATTATTGACTCAGTTGCTGTTGACTTATTGTATGGCGGTAATAGACAAGCCGTACAAGCCGGCGGATATTATTACAACTTCTCTTCAAGCAATAGTAATATCTCAGGAGAAAGTACACAAACTGTTGCAGCGTTGAATCGTATTCGTTCAATTATTCCAAGTATTGCTAAAGGTGTACCAGTTGCTTCTTATCAAAGTGTATATTCTCAAATTACTTCAGGAGCAAAACCTGTAACTACAGTAGCGGCTACAACTGCCCAATCTAGTATCGATTTAATGATTGATATTATTCAGAACGGTCCAGGTGTTGCTGGTCCTAAGACTCCATTAGGATTAGTTCAATCTACAGCATATGATACAACAACTACAGCGGCTCTAATCCATGCTAACAGAAACTTTATCATGGAAGATACTGTTGAATATATCCGCTCTAATTATGGCGCAGGATTTACATTCAATGAGGCAAAATGCTATAGGGACGTCGGAACAATCGTTGATGCTATTGCTGAAGATTTGAACATCGGTAACGTTGCTCATTCGTTAACTGCGGCGGATTATTTAAGAGGTGTACCATTTATTACAACTTCTAGTCAATGTTTATCAGCTATCGGCGAAATCGCAACCTTGATAGACAGAGTGTTACAAAACATTCCAACAGGGGCTGGCAATAGTATATACTCTTATCAGAATGTTGCTAAACAAGTTATTACTGATACATATCAACCAGACATTGCTGTTATCGAAGCAACTATTGGTTTTGCTCTTAACACATCAACCGGAGTTACTATTAGTAACGGCGGTTTAGGTTATAATCAAGGAACAACTGTATATCTACAAGGTGGCGGTTATGATGTACAAGCCTCTGCTACTCCAATTATTAACCAGTATGGTACTATCACTGGATTGACATTTACCAATCCTGGTTCTGGATACACTAGCCCTCCAACTATTATTGTTACTCCTTACGGAACTCAGCCTAGTGTAACGGCAACTATTAGTGTTAGTTTAATGCCAACTGGTACTATTAAACCTAATCTAAACATTGTACAAGGTGGACAGGATTATTATACAACGCCTACTGCGATCGTAGTAGGTGACGGTACTGGCGCAACTGTTACATTATCAACTGCTACAGTTGGATTATTCCAACAAGTTACAACTGCTACTCTTGTAAGTGGCGGTAGTGGTTATAGCAAAGCATATATTAGTATCGAAGGTGGCGCAACAAACAGTATCTATTATGCTAAGAATTTGATTACAGGTATTGTACAAGTTGCTAGCGGTGACCCAACATTTAACCCTCCATTATATAACGATGAGATGGACGTATTCTTAATGAATGACGCAACAATCCTACGTTATCTAAGCGGACAGGGTCACGGCGGTTTCATGAAGGTACTTGACCCAGAAGGACAAGTTCTTGCTAAATCTCCATATACACAAACAGCGTCTTCATTTAGTAAGAGCTACGATAGACAAGTATTCAGCGGTGGTTTCTTAGTTGACGGATTTGCCGGTAACTTATTAATGACTCCAAGTCAGAGTCCATTGAATGGTAATTACCCTAATGCTCTTCCAGATACAGAAACAGGATTACCTGTACAAATTCCTGTAGAAGGTTTATTCCGTCGTCCACAAACTCCAACGTTCTTCCATAATAATGGTATTCGTTATGAAGTTGACTATATTAGTGAATTCCAACAATCTACTAACACAAGTACATATCAGTGTATTTTAAATCTTAACCCTGCTAGCCCAGGTGGTGTTAACTCTGTTTCAGTAAGTACCGCTATCGCAGGCGGTGGTGTTGGCACTGGTTTCCTACCATCTACAACATTAAGCGTAGCATTTAGTACTCCAACATATCCAGGCGGTATTGCCGCAACTGGTGTAATTGGCACAGACGGAAACGGTAGCCCATTAGGACCTATTACAGTAGGCAACGGTGGCATTACATTCCCAGGTGTTGGTTATCAAGGAACACCTACTGTATTGTTAGGCGGTGGTATTATTGGTTGGAACATTACTCCAAACGGTAATATTGACACTTCTAACATTTCAATTGTTAACCCAGGTAGCGGATACAAAACAGGATGTCCTGTTAATTTCTCAGCCGCGACAGTTCAAGCACAGGCTACAATTATTGCTACAGGTACTAACGGCACAATTTGGGGCTTTAACTTTACTAATACAGGTAGTGGATATTCTACAGTACCTAGTTACACATTTGGTAATCAATTTAATTCTAGCGCACAAATAGTAAATGGCTATCTAGGTGCGTTGCCTAACCAGATTGAACTTGTTACTGCTGGTAACCGTTCTATGTTGGCAAACGACTTTACACAGTTAAACGACTTAGGTTACGGTATTTTTGCAACCAACGGTGCGTTCATTGAAAACGTATCAATGTTTACCTACTACTGCTATACTTCTTACTATTGTTTAAATGGTTCGCAAGTTCGTACAATTACAGGTTCTAGTGCTTACGGTACATACGGTTTAGTATCAGAAGGTAGCGATCCATCTGAACTTCCAATTGCTGTAACTACAATTAACGATACAAATCAAATTGTTAACTTTATACAAAACCCAGCAACTGGTAGTTACAACGTTGCAGGTAGTAATGCCGTATACGCACAATTTACTGTACCTCCATTAGCCAAAGCATTGTTAGATGTTAACCATAGAGGTTACAAGCAAACATATACTGTTGTGTCTTGTACTCCGCAAACTGGCCCTAACTACCCAGCAAACTATTATCAAATTAACTTAGATGCTACTGTTGCTACATGGTATGAAACACAATCAACATCTACTAATTTAACAGGTGTTTATAGATTAAACAACATTCAGTATGTTAACGGATTTAACCCATCTGTATTAACACGTCAAAGTGTTGTTCTTAATATGAACGAAGATCCATTAACTGATTATAGATTATCAGCATGGACATACAATAGCAATGATAATACCTATCTAACTTCATTAGACGGATACAATTATATCAGTGCTCAGCCATGGCAAGAGGGTGGTATCTACAGACAAGGTGCTTACAACATTACCGGAGTAAGCAACGCAACTCCTTACACTCCTGGACAGTCTGTTACTTTAACATTTAGAACACCAACAACAATTACATCGACAGCAAGCCAGGCTACAACTGCTACATCTCAAAATATAGTATATTTGACTACAGCAAGTATTAGTGGTCCTATCCATGTTGGTATGACTGTTAATAGTAGTGACAGTAAGATTCAAAATAATAGAGTTGCCTACGTAGATACTACAACAAGTCAAATTTACTTGTCTTCGTCTATTGTTAGTTTAACACAAGGTGCTACTATTACATTCAGCGGTACTGCTACAGTAGGTGTGGGTATTGCTGACTCAAGCGGTCATATTAATCATATTACTATTACTGAATCTGGTACTGGTTATGGCTTAACAACTAATACTCCAACATTAGACGGATCCGGTACTTATGTTGCCCCGACACCTAGTACAGGTAACTTAACTGCCGGAGGTTCAAGTGTGTCCGGACTACAAGGCGCTACTGTAATTAAATTAATTCCATTATCTACTACAGCGGCGGCTAGAATCACAACAGGACTAACCGCAAGCACACCTTATTACTATGTGTTTGGTTACGAAGGTTACTTATACAAAGTTACCGGATATACTAGCGCACAAACATTAGGTGAGCCATGGGATCAAATTACAATACAAAAAGTTGATCAAAACTTAAATGCTATTTCAACTGGTCCTGGCGGAAATGGATTGGCTAAAGATCTTACTGGTAGTAATTTATCCTTAGGTGTTACTAAAGGACAAGTTGGTGGAATTACTCAACGTATTTCAACATTACGTGCTACATCGCACGATATGGTTGACATTGGTACAGGCGGTTACGCTGAAAGTAAGATCCCTAATGACTTATATGGTCCTCCATTACATCCAGTTGTTAAAGAAAATCAAGTTCGACAACTTTCAAGAGGTCGTGTATTCTATGTGACGACAGACCAAGATGGTACATTTAGTGTTGGCGGATTGTTAGAAGTTAATCAAGCTCAAGCACAAATTAACTTTAACGCAACTATTAACCAAGGTCCTCAACCTAGTTTACAATTACAAGTTGGTCCTAAGATTAACGCTATTAGTAATTCGATAGCTATGGGCGGACAATTTGGTGCGCAAGATACATTGCCTACACAATATTCTGTTAACCAGTTCCTTGCTTCACGTTTAGGTACAGACAATTCTGGTAACAAAATTAATGCCGCCAGTATCTTAGGTCCAGGCTATATCGACCGTTTAGGTTTACAAGGTATGATTGGACCGTTGAACATGAACGGTGGTGCTGGTAATCAAAATATTAATAACTTATCAGATCCTGCGGCTAACAATCCGCAAGACGCCGCTACTAAGAGTTATGCTGATAACAAGATTAGTCTAGCTGGTACTTACACAATCTATCAAAGCGTTCCTGCTCCACAGCAAGGTAAACTAACTGGTCCAATTTGGGCCAATGCTGAACCTGTTCCTACAGAGAACGGTTTAGTAATTCCTCCTAAGAGCTACGTTGATAAGATACAACAATTGGCTAACATGTCCGATGTTATTATAACAGCGACAAACATTGTAGCACAAGGTCCTGCAAACTTAGATTTGTTAATGTTTACAGGAGTTACAGCGGCTTACAATACTTTAACCAATAAACCAATTTGGAATACAAGTACATACGCAACTAATGTAACATTAAACGCATCTAGTTCTACTAATACTCCAACAAGTAATAGCGGTGGTGCTGACGTTACGTTCGCAAGATCTAATAACACGCTAACTATTAAGTTAGGAGGTGGTGTTGCCAGTGGTGTTTATGGCGGAGTTAGCGATTACTACAATCCTATTACAGACTATCATGTAAACAGTCGAGCACAAATTCATCAATATAAACTATTGATGACAACTGCTACTACAACTGCTACAGCTCCAGTTGGTACACAACAACAAATACAAGCATTGTTAGGTGTTTCAACATTTGATTCAAATCTATTCAGTGTGTCAAATGGTTGGGTAACTATACAAACTTCGACAAGTGTTACAACTGGTGTACCGTTACAGACTTTACGTCAAGCGGCAGCTGGTGGTATTATTGGATCAACAGCAACCTCAGCAGGTAACTCAACATATCTAAGTTCAGGTACAGTAGCCAACTACATCCAAGCAATTACGCAAGACGGTAGTAGACAACTATATGGAAACTTATTACCAGCAAGTCAGAATACTGTTAACTTAGGTTCTGTTGGTGCTGAATACAATACTATCTATAGTTACAGTTTCAATGGTACTGCAACACAAGCCACAGCATTGTTAAGTAGCCTACAGGCTCAAACGTATGTTCAGGCTACTACTTCGACAGCGGTTGGTACTATTGTACAGCGTAACAATGACGGAAACATTAACGGTAAGTTTATTGTTGACGATGGTTCATATATTGATCCAGCATACGACAACGGTGTTACCGGAACTAGTGGTTCAACTGTAGGTAATGCTAACAGAAGATTTAGTAATGTTTACGCATCTAACTATACTGCTCCTACAAACTATGTAAGTACATTAACTGGTATATGGAACCTAAGCGGAACACTTGCTACTCCAGCAGGCGGAACAGCATTAATTGGTACAGGCGCTAGCCCAATTACAACTATTAATGCTACTGGTATTAATGCTGTTGCTACAACCTCTACAACGTTCTATGGTAATTTAAACGCAAATTACATTACCGGACAAACAGGTATGTGGGCAAGTACAACACGTCCTGGTCCAACTATATTGTATATTACAGGATCGGATCAAGCATATCAAATAAAAGCTTCTTATGTATCTGTTGGCTTAAACAGTCCTTATATTAAATTAACTGGATATAGTACAGACGGAACAACTGTATTAGGCGGAGCAGAAGGTAGTGTTAAAGTAGACTACTCAACTTATGCTGACAATGCTGGAAACTCTGTCAACGCAAATAACTTACAGATTAATGGTGGATCATACTATGCCGCTACAACGTCATCGTCAGCAACTAGTATTGCCGCTAGAGATTCTAATAGTGCGTTATGGGCCAGTACATTCTACGGAAGCACATTCTTTGGGTTAGGTACTAATGCGTTAGATCCTAAGATTACGCTTAATTCAAATGCGGCTCAATCATCAGGTGTATTATATTTCAATAACACCCTTGGTGCTGAGTATGGCTACAAGCATTTGATGGATAATTCTGCGAATTATACTATCAAAGCACACCTTACAAGTGGTGCTGAGAATACTATCTTTACATTAAGTAATACTGGTAATCTTACATTAGGAGGTGGTAATGGTACGTTAACTATTAGTACCTTAACTGCTGTTACTATTAATGGTTCTGGTTCTGGCTTAACTAATATTCCAGGTGCGCAAATTAACAGTGCAAGTATTCCAAACAGTTCTTTAGCACACAGTACAATTTCTGGAATAGCATTAGGTAGTAACTTATCAACACTTACATTTGGTACACACTTAACTGGTGCTAGTTATAATGGTAGCAATAGCGTTACTATAGCAACAGATGCTACTAGTGGAAGTACATATCAGGGCGGAACACTAGTTGCCTATGACGGTAATGGAGACGTTTGGGGAAGATATTTCCAAGGTACTGCTACATCAGCACAATACGCTGACTTGGCAGAAAAATACTTACCAGACTCAGATTATGGTCCAGGAACTGTTTTAATATTTGGCGGTAATAAGGAAGTTACCTTAAGTACAGAAGCTAATGATAGAAAAGTGGCAGGTGTTGTATCTACTAACCCAGCTCATATGATGAACGCAGGTTTAGATGGTGGCGTATATGTTGCGTTAACTGGTCGTGTTCCATGTAAGGTAGTTGGTACTATTAGAAAAGGTGATTTAATAGTAACAAGTAATATACCAGGAGTTGCTATGGCAAATAATGATCCTAAGATGGGAACCGTAATTGGAAAAGCTCTTGAAAATTACGATAGCCAAGAGATTGGCGTAATTGAAGTAGTTGTAGGGAGAGTATAATGTCGATACAATTTATCAATACAGGCACTGGGGCTAACGCCGGTAACGGTGATAGCCTACGTACAGCATTTAATAAAATTAATGCTAACTTTACTATATTAAGTACAGGTACAGCAAGCAGTTATGTTTTAACTCCTGCTACTGCTTCCACTCTAGGTGGAATTAAAATAGGTGTTGGATTAGAAGTTTCTCCGGATGGTACGTTAAGTGCTACTGGAACAAATGCTAGTACTGTTATTAATGTATTAGATCAGAACAACAATCCAAGCATTGACATTGTATCTTACAGCGGAACAGCAACACTATCAAGTACAAATGTATTGTTATTCAATTTTAATAAAACTATATATAGAAGTGCTAGTGTTGAGATTAGCGCAAACAATACATATAATCAAACAGATGACATTGCCACAGGATATGGAATCACATGGACTGCTAACGTATCAAAAATATTTGGTTTAGGTCCTGTTGCTATGGACAACGCAGGAAATACTGCTAACGCAGAATGGGATTTAAGAACATCAAATTACGGTAACAATATTAACGTTAACATGATTGATGCTACAGGCGGATTAGCAGTTGGACACACAATTAATTGGCGTGCCAAAGTAAGTTTATTTAGGCTATAATAATGGCGGCATTTAAATGGTTATCTACACCGGGGTTCTTGGGAACCTTAACTCAAGAACAATACTTATCGATACCTTTAGCAGTATCGACTAGTACTGCTACGTTCTCAGTTATATCAGGGAGCCTACCGGCTGGGCTTGTATTAGGGCCTACTTCAACAAGTACTACCTCTACTACTGTTGTAATCAACGGCGGACCTTTTTCGGTATCTGCGACAACACATAGTAAATTTGTAATTAGAGCAAAAAATTCACAAGGCATCGCCGACGCAACATTTACATTAGATGTATCTGGCGGGACACCTCCTACATGGGTAACTCCAACTGGATTTATTCCTGTAGGTGCCAACGGCGAATTCTATACTGTTAATAAACAACCTGTAAACTTTCAATTCACAGCAGAAGCAAACGTAGAAAACACTAATACTAATTTAACATTTTACATAGCAGACGGCGATGGAAATTTACCAAACGGACTTTCATTAAGTCTAGATGGAAAATTGTCAGGATATATTAATCAAGACCTTACAACTGTAAATCCAGAATTTACTGAAGTAGGATACGATGCGGAAAGTTACGATAACTATCCATATGACTTTATTGCTCTCATCGATGGCAATTATGTTAAACCAGATTTTATTACACAGTTATATCAATTTTATGTAACTGCGTCAGATGGCTTTACAACTAATCGTCAACTATTTGAAATACTATTATTAGATCATAACAGTTTAAAAGTTGACACTACTTGGTTTGGTGCTGACAGTTCGTACTTTGCTAACGTTGGTCCTGATTTTGCTCCTACATGGTTAAGTCCTGTTAATTTAGGGTTTGTTCGTTCTGGAGAATATCAAGTTATTGAATTATCCGAATACGATCCGTTCCCCGAAGTCGGTCCTATATCCTTTAGCTGGAATTATCAAGTTAATCCACAAATAGCATCATTTTCTAATACTACATTAGATCCGTATCATGAAGTATTAGAAAATAACTACGCAGGAACTGATACTATTCAAATTATAAATTCATCTGGTATTCCTCAAGTAGGACAATACTTTTGTCTTGCTGACAACAATCCAGGAGCCGATACACAAGTATATCAAATTTCAATTGTAACAAATACAGGAGTAGATTCGTATACTCTAGGTATTAGATACGGTGCTAAGAAACAAATTAACCCAGATACTCAAGAAGTGTATGTTATCTACACAGGTACTACGCTACTTCAAGATATTCAACCTGATACTCCTTTGTTTATTGGTTCATTGAATACTCATCCTCCTGGTCTTACATTAAATCCAAATACAGGTGCGTTGTACGGAAATATTCCCCCTATAAGTATCTACAATCAAACTTATCAGTTTACAGTACGTACAACAAAATATGATGTAGCTACCACTGATACAGTATACTCTAATAGAGTGTTTACCTTAACATTATTAAGTGACATTCAAAGTACTATATTGTGGGATACTCCTAAGTTAGTTGGAGGTGCTACAACTGGGCATCAAAGTGAGTTATCGTTAAAAGCACATCACGTAGGTGATGACTTAGGAATCAAATATAATCTAATCAGTGGTGATTTGCCTAAAGGTTTAACTCTAAACATTGACGGAACAATTAGCGGAACTATCCCTTACGGTAGTGTTACTACCATTGACGAAAATACATTTAAGTTAGACGGTGGTAAAACTACCATCGATCAACAATACTATTTTGTAGCAGAAGCATCAGACAATTACAATTTAACAGCAATTACTGGTACATTCTATATTCAAATATTAGACAATAGCGTTACTCCGTTTACAAATATGTATGTACAACCGTTCATGAGTAGAGACAAGCGCAAGTCATACAGAGATTTTATTACCAACGAAACATTGTTTAACAAAGCCGATTTATATCGCCCATACGATCCGGCATTTGGAATACAGTATCAAATTCAATTGTTAATTGAAATTGGAATTCAAGAACTTGCTTTGGCTGATTATGTTATCAGTCTACAACAATATTTCTATAATAAGAAATTCTATTTTGGTGATGTAAAATCTATTCCTGCTACTGATATAGAAGGTAACACAATATACGAATTAGTTTATTTAGATATTGTGGATTTAAGTGAATCTACATACGGCGCTAACGCTAAAACTGTTGGCATTAAAGTAAATGGCAAGAACGCAATTATATACCCTAACAATGTAACTAACTGGAGATCGGCATTAGAAAGTACTCCTATTAGAGGTAAAAGCGTTCAAGTTGACGAAACACTACGCCCTCGATTTATGAATAGCATACAAGCAGACACCGGCGCACCTTTAGGATTTATTAAAGCAGTTCCTATTTGTTATGCCTTACCTGGAAAAGGCGCACAGATTGTAGAAGATATACAGCTAACAGGGTTTGATTTCAAACTTTTAGACTTTGAAGTAGACAGAATTATAGTGGAACAAACACAGGATCAAAGTACGGCTAAATATCTCAAGTTCCCAAGAACAAGCATTGTTGTACCAACCCCAACAGTATCCAACGATATCGCAGGCGAAGACGGATATGTTTGGGTATTCAACGATGGAAATATATTGACCACGGAGTAATTAATGAGCACCATAAACAATTTACAAGCAGTTACAACAGTTACAGGAGGAATATTATTCCCTGTTGTTGATACTGATCTAGTAACTAAATCAGTTAGTTTTTCTCAGCTAGGTGGTTTTGTACAAGGAACAATTACAAGAGGTGCTACAGGTGCTACTGGTATACAAGGCGCAACTGGTCCTAAAGGGTCAACAGGAGCAGGTGCTACAGGTGTTCAGGGAGCAACAGGTCCACAAGGTTTAGTAGGTGCTACTGGCGGTACAGGTCCTATTGGTGCTACTGGATCTACTGGAGCATTTGGTAGTACAGGTGCTACTGGTTACGGATATGCTGGTGCCACTGGTGCTACTGGATTCCGAGGACCTCCTGGTGCCACTGGTTCAACAGGCCCACAAGGATCAACAGGTGCTACTGCTCCTTTTGCTACTCGCGTTATTCCAGGAAGTATGCGCCCAGGTCCTTCATTATTGTTTACTACATCTACAGGGCAAGTCGATACTCCACAATGGCTATATACTACATCAACTGTAACATTTGCAAATTTATATGCCACTAATGTATTTGACACTTCTAAACGTGTTATAACTGAAATTGATTTTTCTGTAGCAGGTGGTGGTTTAACAATTAGTACAGGTACACAATTAGGTCCTACAGCAGTATTCACAATTACCAACGTCGACACATTACAAATTGTAACATCTCGTTTTAATGGTAACTTTACAACTCAACCTATTCAATTCCAAAATGCTACAACAGCATCTAGTCAAGCTAGTGCCGCTGTACTAATTACAGGCGGCTTGGCAGTTGGACAAAACTTATTAGTAGGTACTACTGTTAATTCTTCAGGCAAGATGTATGCAGTAAACGCAGAAGTAGTCACTACTGCTACACTAAATTCATACGCTGGTAGCAATTTAGTTGCCGGTACAGACACAGCTATTGTAGTCGGCGGAAGTCAAACTACTATCTATAGCACAGCAACACTACAAAGTTTAACTAACCGTGGTGCTACAACCAATAATCAAATTTCAATCACTAACAATACTAACGCAGTTAAT